AGAAACTAAGGAAGTAGAAACTAAGGAAGTAGAAGTAGAAGAAGCTAAAGATAGTGTTGTACCAATCAAAACAACGGAGGAAACTAGAAAGGTTTTTGAGGGGGAAGGGGAAGGGGAGGGGGAGCAATCCGAATCATTTTTGTCTACACTTTTTACTAAAAGTAAAAGCAAAGTAGAGAGTCCGACCCCTATTGAATCAGTTCTCGTACCTGATGTTGAATCAAAAGAATATAATGAATTTCTATCACAAAAAGAATTACAAGAACATGAGAATTTAAAGTCAGAAGAAGGTTTTCAGTTTTTATATCCCGATACGAACGATTCGGAATTTAATTTAAAAATCGCCCGTCATAAGGAATTTAATGAAACTAAATACGATGGAACTATCTATGATATAGAAGAGCATGCGAAAAAATTGTGTAATACCGAATTTGAGCTTACTCCCCATCAATTATTTGTTAAAAACTTTTTATCGCTGCAAACCCCCTATAATTGTTTATTACTGTACCACGGATTGGGTACAGGCAAGACGTGTAGTTCTATAGGAATTGCGGAAGAAATGAGAGCATACATCAAGCAGGTAGGTATAACTCAACCAATATTAATTGTAGCATCTCCTAATGTTCAGCAAAATTACCGGTTACAACTTTTTGATGAGCGTAAGTTAAAACTTGAATCTGGATTATGGAAATTAAATACCTGCATAGGAGATTCTTTACTGAGCGAAGTAAACCCTACAAATATAACTGGTATTCCGAAAGACCGAATTATCAGTGAGATTAATAGTATTATTGATAAATATTATCGTTTCATGGGATATGTGGAAATCGCAAATTACATTAAACGTGTCTTGCAAATGCCTCCTGGTAATGAAGGTTCTCGCTTTAATGCATCTGAATTAAAAGAATTAAAAATTAAGAAAATACGTAAGTATTTTGATAATCGCCTTATAGTTATTGATGAGGTGCATAATATACGTATATCAGAAGAACAACGTGAAGAAAGTAAAACCGCGAGTTTACTAATGGATGTTGCCAGATATGCTAATAATATGCGATTGTTATTACTTTCTGCTACTCCAATGTACAATAATCATAAGGAAATTATTTGGTTGACTAATTTAATAAATACTGTAGATAAACACAGTACAATTAAAGAAAGTGATGTATTTGACAAAGAAGGGAATTTTAAAGTGAAAGAGAAAAGTAAAAAGGGAGGGCTTGATGTCGGCAAAGAACTTTTAATAAGAAAATTAACAGGATATGTTTCCTATGTTCGTGGTGAAAATCCATATACGTTCCCATACCGGATTTATCCCGATGTTTTCTCACCGGAAAATTCTTTAGATTTTATCAAAGAATCTACTGGTTATCCTAGTCTACAAATGAATAATAGAGAGATAGAAGAACCATTAGAAAACATACCGGTTTTTATTACTTCAATAGGTGAATATCAAGCTAAGGGGTATGATTTTTTAATGAATCATATGCGGAATAAATCATATAATGTTGTAAATAAATTTGGGGAAGAGAGAGAACTTCCTTCTTTTGAAAATATGGAATCTTTTGGTTATACGTATCTCTTAAAACCACTTGAAGCATTAGATATTGTCTTTCCTAATAAGAAACTAGATGGAATAGATAGTCTAGGTTCTCCCAGTTCTACCAGTCCTAATGAATTTGAAGACCAACAAAATGAAGAAATAGTTAATCAATACATAGGTAAAAAAGGATTAGCAAATACCATGAATTATACTATACAAAGGTCACCTTATCCAAATGTATATGATTTTGAATATAAACCCAGTATTTTAAATGATCCCAATCATGGCAGGATTTTTCATCCAGACAATATTGGCAAGTACAGTAATAAAATAGCCAAAATATGTGAATGCATAAAAAAATCAAAGGGTATCGTTCTCATTTATTCACAATATATTGAAGGTTCCATTATTCCTATTGCCCTAGCGTTAGAAGAAATGGGGTTAAATAGATTTAGTTCGGCAAATTACGCGAAATCATTATTTAAAACACCACCAACAGAACCGGTGGATTCAATTACTATGAAAACCCGGGCTGAATTTACTAAAGATAATGAGAAAGGCGAATTTAATGCAGCCCGATATGTAATGATTACTGGTAATAAAGCATATTCACCTGATAATCTAGAGGATATAAAATATGTTACTAATCCTAATAATCTTAATGGTGAAAAAGTAAAGGTAGTTATTATTTCCAAAGCTGGGTCCGAGGGACTAGATTTTAAATGTATACGACAAATCCATATTATGGACCCGTGGTACAATATGAGCAGAATTGAACAGATTATTGGGCGCGGTGTTCGTAATTTTAGTCATTGTATGTTGGCTAATTTTAAAGAGCGTAATGTGGAAATTTACCTTCATTCTACTTTACCTAGAAACGATGAAGAACCGGCGGATTTGTACGTCTATCGTTTTGCGGAAAAGAAAGCCAAATTAATTGGAAGAGTCAATCGGGTATTGAAGGAAATTTCCGTAGATTGCTTATTAAATATAGGTCAACATAATTTTACGATAGACCAACTAAATTCTCTGGCAAATAATAAGAAAATGAAGATTCATGTTTCTAGTAAAAGAGAATTAATTGATTATCAAATAGGAGACCGAGATTATTCCGATATTTGTGATTACGATGTTTGTAAAACTGACTTTACATGTAATCCTACAGGAGATATAAATGAAATTATATCGGACACTTATAATGAAGAGTTTGCTAATATGAATCATTCTATTATTGTGAAACGTATTCGTGATTTATTTAAGAAGCAATTATCATATGGTCGCGAGCAACTAATTAATGAAATTAATATTTTAAAACAATATCCAGAAATTCAAATTGACTTTGCCTTATCTAGATTTATAAATAACAAAAATGAATATATTTATGACGAATATGGACGTAGCGGTTATTTAATAAATAAAGATAAATTTTATGTTTTCCAACCTGTTGAATTAACAGATGAAGGAGAACCTTTACTAGAGAAAAGTATTCCGGTTGATTATAAACGTACTACTTTGGAATATGAAATTGAAAAACCTACTGCGGAACCAGTTTTAGAAAAGGATGAAGAATTAGATGAGCACCAGTATATTATTCAAAAATACCAAGAAATAGTTGCCGATATAGATAATTGTCTTGTCAAAGTAGAAACCGCCCGAACAAATAAACCTAGCAAAAAGGTTACCAAAGAATCTGATTGGTATATTAATTTAGGATATATTTATGAATTTTTAGTTGATAAGCATAAAATGGATTCAGAATTAGTAAATAAATTTATTGTTTATCATTATTTGGATACTCTTCCTATACAAGATAGATTATTAATTATACAGTATTTTTATTCTGGTGAAAACGATTCAGTAGACAGCGTATCTTCAGAAAAACTTATTCGTAATTACTTTGAAGAAAAAATAGTAAAAGTTAGAGGGAATAATGCGGTTGTATTAGCCGTGGATAGTGAGGATAAACAGGGCGAAAGTGGTCGTAAAAAAGTATTTATTCAAACGAATGAGGATAAATGGATATGGGCGGATGCGCAACCTACTGATGAAATGGATGCTAAGCGACAAAGTGCGAAGAAATTATTGATACCTTTATCCGGAATGAATAGTCTATTTGGATTCATGCAAGTTTTAAAAGATGCTGTTGTTTTTAAAACACTGGATTCTTCTGCCAAAGCTAGAATTGGCTCTGTTTGTAATGTAGAAGGTAAAAAAGACGTAATTAAACGTATCAATATGATTTCTGACATTAAATATAGTGATAAAGGCACAGATACTGATGTTACTGTTAATTCTAAAGAAATAGTAAAGCAGGGACTTTGTGTTATATTAGAAATATTGTTCCGTTATTATGATGATATTAAAAAGAATAATAAACGTTGGTTTTTAAATAATGAGCAAGACCCGTTTGAATGAGGGGAACCTTGCAGGGAACCGTAGGTTCCCCTGCGACCCCTCCCTTACTAATTTTTTACTAAGAATTGATGGATTAACAAAACTTACGGTTCATCTGCACACCTTTAATTCAGAATTGATGGATTAACAAAACTTACGGTTCATCTGCACACCTTTAATTCATAAGGGATGGATTAAAAAACTTACGGTTCATCTGCACGCCTTTAATTAAGAAGGGAGGTGTCGCAGGGGAACCGTAGGTTCCCTGCTTGGTTCCCCTTAAAAAAATTGATTTAAAATGATATAAACATATATTTATATCATTATTAGTATATTAGAAATTATGGCAGACCGTAGACAAAATAGGGGGGACCGTGACCGTGATGAACGTAAAATATTCGGTGTCTATTTGCAATCTATCTTAACTATGAAGGTTATGATACCTATCACTAGTGTCGGTAAAAATATGAAACAAAATTTAGAAAGAATTATTTCAAAAAAAACGGAAGGCAAATGTATTGCCGAAGGTTTTATTAAACCCAATTCCGTAAAGATTATACGGTATTCCAGTGGTACAATTAATAATGATAATATTGAGTTTCAAACCGTATTTGAATGTATGGTTTGTCACCCTGTAGAAGGTATGTTAATTGAATGTGATACTAAGACTATTACAAAGGCAGGTATTCATGCAGAAGTAACAGATGATACTGGTTCTATTCCAATTACTGTATTTGTTGCCAGAGACCATCATTTTACTGACCGTCGTTTTGCCGATATAAAGGAGAATATGAAGATTATTGTTCGTGTTATTGGTGTACGGTTTGAATTAAATGACCCTTATATTTGTGTTATTGGAAAATATATTGAAAAGAAAATTGACCGTGGTAACATTAGACGAGGCGGGGATACTGATGGTGACGCGAAGCCTCCATTGACAATAGGTGGTGAACTTTCTGAAGGACAAGAGTATTTGGAAGAGTTAGGTAATGAATCAGATTGATTCAATTAAACCATGATAATGTCATTAAATAAAGTAATATTTCTTTTTCTAAGAACTGTATAATAGTTAGGCTTCCACATTGGAATTGTTTTACCTTTTGTTCTTCCTCTATTTGATGCGAATGAAATGATTTAGTTGATTTGTATTCTAGTAATTTCCAAATAGTATTTTCAAATGGATATTGGTGTGGAAATTCAATTGACCATTTTATTTCTTTTTTTGTATGTAAATAACTATAAATATGATTATTTACATCTCTAGGTAGTTCTTTGATATTGTTATATAAAAGGTCATAATCGCGTTTATTGAACTTTATTGTTAACATAAATTTGTATTTCTTTTCTTGGTCAGGTTCAAGTATAATTCTTCTCTTCACATTTTCTGAATTTTTATATCCATAATACTTTTCCATTTTAGAAAAATTACATCCTTCGTGTGATTTAGATATTATTATTAATGCTCGTTTAATTCTACCGGGAAAATGTTCGTTAAGTGTATTGTCGTAATTATTTGATAATAGTTGTTCCATATTTAAGTTTTTATAATTATACTGATTGACATAATTATAAATCAATTTTCTAATGGTTTACAAATAGTAGTAAAATCCACAAGTTATTAAATATTGTAATATTGTATATAGTGTAATATAATAGTAATGAAATTATTAAATATAGTATTAGGAATCATTATAATATTGACATTAATTGAAATAATCCCATATTTATTAACAATTGTATTTCCAAATTTATGTTATGGTTGTACTAATATCGGAAAATTACACCAATATCTAAATAATGTTATAAAACTTACTTATATTAACTGGTTTTGTTATATACTTTTGTTTATTTATTTATTTTATTTATCAAGTCGTTTAAAAAACTCTTTAATAAAATATATTTCTATGTTTCTATGTTTAGTTATGATTTATTTACCAACAATCCCGATACTAAATATTATTACTTTAACTTTATGCATGATTTATAATAATCCTCCATTTATAACGAATTATCATGATATATTTCCATCCTCGGTTGAAATAGAAAAGAATTCAAACATTATAATAAATGAATTTAAACATTATATTAAAAATAATAAGCCTGAATGTATAAGAAAATCAAATCCTGGATTTACGATAGAGAATAATAGCATTGAAGATAATTGTTGGAGAGTATTACATTTAAAAAAAATAGGTAAAATAGATAATGATATGATACAGTATTTTCCTATTACATGTGAATTAGTTAAAAATAAACAGATACATAATGCTTCTTTCAGTATATTAGATCCAGGTGTAGAAATACCACCACATGTTGGTTATTACAAAGGTTATTTAAGATACCATATGGGTGTTATAATACCAAACAATAATACTAATAGAACCGATGATAAAGCTTATATTGTTTGTGATGGAGAAAAATATATTTGGAAAGATGGGGAGGGTATAGTTTTTGACGATATGTATTTACATTATGTAAAAAATCCATCAAATCAAAAAAGGGTAGTTTTATATTTAGATATAAAACGAAAAAGCGAATCAGTTATTGTCAATAAGTTAAATGATTTTGGAATATATTTAATTGAAAATTCAATCATATTTAATATTTTCTTAAAAAATCAACATAGTCAGAATAAAATAGAAAATTTTTTATCTTCATAATTCACTTTAACAAGCATTCTATAAATTTCTCTGGACATTCTCTGTTTAATACATAAAAATTAATAACTTCTGCCGGTGAGAAATGCTTATCTTTTATATTCTTCAATACCTGCTCACTTATATCAGATTTATAATACTGCTTATACATCTGCCGAATCATACTTCTTGTGCAATTATCTAAACAAAGAGTTATATCTATACGTCCTGGTCTAATTAGAGCAGGGTCCAATTTTTCATAATGATTACTACTAATTCCTAGTATACGACCTGGGGTTTCTTTAATACCGTCCCATAAATTTAATATATCATCTAGAGTAATGGGGTCCTCTTGATGTTGCTTACATAATTCAATAAAATCATTTTTTTCATTATTATTGTTTTCAATTAATTGCTGAATTGCTGCTTCAGCCATGTTTACAGGTTCAATATTTTTACTTTTACTTTTTCTCCCCTTTTTGGGGAGAGGATGTGGCTCTTCTGTCTCACGTTTCCATACTATTTCTCCTAAGCAATCTATGTCCTCTATAATAATTATT